AATTGCGTAATATGAACTATTTCCAACAAAAGGTGTGCTTAATGAACTGTTTGAATAAAGTGTATGTCCTACCACAGGAATTGAATCACTTAATATACCCCAGATATTTGCGTTTGGTGAACCTTCAGCACAAGCGGCAGTATTCGTACTGTCAGATATGTTGTAAATTCCAAATGATTTACTTGGTACTGATGGCGTAACTGATGGCGTTCTACTTGGAGTTATCGATGGAGTTATCGATGGCGTTCTACTTGGAGTAATAGAAGGTGTTGGTGTTATTGATGCAGTTCTACTTGGAGTATTTGAAATAGACTTACTTGGTGTTACACTTGGTGATACCGCTACCGAGCAATCTACGACTTCCTGAATTACTCCTGAGCCGTTTATTCTTACCGCCCACTGAGAACCACCATCATATACAGCATAATAATTTGAATTCCCCGCAAAAGGCGTCGATAAGCTACTATTTGAGTACAAAATATGACCTACAACTGGCACCGAATCCGAATTTATCGCCCAAATGTTGGTATTTGGTGAACTTTCTTGACAACTGAGAACAGATGTACTATCTGATACATTGTAAAATCCGAAAGTTTTCGCTGGCAGTGATGGTGTTGGTGTTGGCGTTTTACTTGGTGTTGCTGTCGGTGTTGCTGATAGACTTCTTGAAGGCGTTGCACTCACTGAGCCAGGAATACTTTGACTTGGTGTTCTCGATGGCGTTCTGCTTGGTGTTGATGGTACTGATGTTGATATACTTGGTGTTGGTGATATAAAGAAAAAGTCTGACCAACAAATATTTGATGCTCCTAATCCAGCGTATGATGCTAAATCACTTAAACAACTATCTGTAGAACCTACCAATGCTTGTATCTGAGATAAACAAAAACTATAGAATTGAAGACTTGGAGTTATTGAAGGCGTTACAGAAGGTGAACCAATAATTGTTCTGCTTGGTGTTATCGATGGAGTTTTTGAAGGTGTTGGTGTTGGCGTTGCATCCACTGAAAAAGGATAAGAATTTCCTGTGCCTGAAGCGTAAAGTGTTCCAACTTCGCTTGATGTTAAAACTCTTGACCAAATACCGACCTCATCTAAAATTCCATCATATGCGTACGATGTACCGCCAGCTGATGAATTACCCAAAGTAACTAAAGTGAGTGCCTGAGTTGTACGAGATAACACACCTTCTGAAGTTCCATCAAAATATACTTCAATGTTAGAGCCAGCACCAACTGAAGAAATAATCACAACTATATGATGGAATGTTGTTGAATCTGTCCATCCTATTGACCAAGTAGCAACAACTGTACCTGATGTATTGACATAATTCACACTACCATCTGGGAAAATCCATATACCTGCATATGTACCGTTGTCATTTATCAGAATGTAATTATCACTTATTGTTCCAAGTTTTCCCCAGAATGAATAAGTTCGGGCGTTAGTTGTTGTTAATGTTCCTGTACTTGCAGAAGAACCACTTGAGTGAACAAATTGGAAACATCTACTGATTTTACCACTGGCGTTATATGTTATATTACTACTTGTACCTGTGATGCCATTACCTGTTGAATCCGCAGCATTTCCACTTGTTTCATCGAGCTTCCAATAACCCAATATTCCAGTAGTTAATGCGTTTCCTACACTCGGTGTTGGTGTAGGTGAACCACCAATTGACCTTGAAGGTGTAATTGATGGCGTTTTTGAAGGTGTAGGCGTTGGTGAACCTGCTACGCCATATTCAAATGCTCCAATCGTTGGCGGACTATTTAACGATGTTCCTTCATAGTCAACAGCGGATGTTGGTAATGTAACAGCAACTCCTGTTCTCGCTGCGGTTAAATGAAAATCACTTGTACTTACAAATGGTGGATTAGTTGTTAAGTTTCCACTGTTCGTATACGGACTTGGATATACATTAAGGTCTGGAACATTACTCTGACCATTGTTATAAAAAATGTTATTTTGAATATACGTAGAACCTATAGAACCATTTCCATCGCTATAAATTACAGCGTAATCAAAACCAACGATAATATTGTTCTTAATCTCTAAACCTGTAGTGGTCATACCAGCCAGACTTGCGAGTTGTATTCCTACCTCTTGTGTACTGTTCGCCCTTGTGCTGGCTTGCATTACGTTATTCCAAATTTTAAAATTACTTAATGTAAATCCTGGAGCGTTACCAAAACTCACCCAAATAGCTCTCGCTTGGTCATCACCATCGATGTCCACGCCCAACTGTTCGAACAAATTATAGTAAACAAAAATGTTGTTGAAGTGGTCTGGATAATCAGGTGCGGCTTGGTCAGTAACATAAATGTATAGAGCCTTATTGATGTTCTTAAAATGGTTATTGTATATATAGATGTCATCTAATGATGTATTAGCTTCGAGCTGAATCCCGTGCTTGTTAACAGGTGCTAAACTTGTACATCCTATAAAGTTATCGTGAATACTACAGCCATAATCATAAGTACCTTTTTGCGTTACTCTACCACTGATATCAATTTCCCAGTTCAATATCGTATTTCCGTATATGTGAGTTCCTTCAGTAACACTATTATCACCACCGCCGCCACCGACCCAGTCACCCCACATTTCAATAGCGAAATCCCAGGAATCCGCAGTATATTCTTTATCGCAATTTATGTTTCCAGTAAGTGTGTTGTTATAGATTGTTAATCCTCTTGTGTATCCATCGGTTTTTATTCCGCATCCATTGACGTTACTCCCGTAACCGCCGCCAACAAGAGCTAAACTTTGTGTAATTGTGTTGGAGTAAATTTGAGCGTCCTCAAGGCAGGCCATAAAAATATCGGCTCCACCACCACTACCTGATTGATAATATGCACAGTTTGTAATGGTGCAACCACTGACTTCAATGCCCGTTGCATATGGAATCGATGTACTTTCTGCATTTCCATCTGTCTGCCCGAATATCATCAGACCATAACGAACAAAATCGATAAACGTACAATCTCGGATTATAACATTAGACCTACCAAATGATTTTAAAGCGTAATATGTTGTATTATTACCATCAAAATAAATTCCTGATATATGTTGATTGCCGTTTGAGCCCTGAGTACTTGCAAGATAAAAAAGTGTATCGGCGACGCTGGAAGTTATAGTGGTAGAACCCATTCCAGCACCTTCGATACTTACACCCGCTCTTAATGTACATAATAATGATTCTGTGTAAGAACCTGCGTTAACGTGAATGATATCACCTGCTGTAGTTGCGTGGTCGCAGGCCCAACTTAACTTCGCCCAAGGTGAACCACTTGAGCCTGAGTTTCCATTAGAACCACTTGGTGATATGTAATAAACGGCCATTTAATTATTCCCCGTAACGCAAATTTTTATAGTATTTCAAATCGGTTTTTAGTAACTCGATTTGTTTCTGCTGTTCCTGAACAGCCTGTATAAGAACAGGTATTAGTTGTGTGTAGTCAATACCGAGATAATCAGTATGAATTGGATGAACTATTTCTGGTAATATTTTTTCAGTCTGCTGAGCGATTAAACCGTAATTTGTTCTATCATCTCTTTCAACTAATTTCTTCGCTTCCTCATTCCATTGATATGAAATTGGTCGCAATTTTTTGATAATATTTAATCCACCGAACTCAGTGATATTGGTTTTCAATCTTTCATCAGATGAAACTAATCCACATATATCACCTTGAACCACCAAAGAGCCTGCGATTGTAATCGTAGTTCCGCTTTGCGTTATCAGAGTATATCCACCATTTCCAGCTGTACCTGATGTTCCTGAAGTTCCGTAATATGCGATAACCTCGCCATAACTATATGTGGTTCCTGTAACTATAAGATTCCCATTAATCGTAAAAGTGTTGCCACTTGAAATAGCAATCGAGTTTGTAACATTTGTGGCCGAATTGAATACTGCTACTCTATTCACAATTCCATCAGTTGTAATTGATGTTCCGCTTGAACCACTTGAACCTGATGTTCCACTCGTACCTGAAGTACCTCTCGTTCCTGATGAACCTGAAGTACCACTGGCACCACTTCCACCACTTGAACCAGAAGAACCTGAAGATCCACTTGTGCCTGATGTACCACTTGAACCTGTTCCACCTGAAGTTCCTGATGTTCCAGCTGTTCCATTTGTCCCCCAAAATGCGATGACCTCACCCGTAACTCTCAGATCTCCTTCTATATAGGTGATACCACTAATGTGAGTGAATCCACTGGAACCAGCGATTGATGATGGTGAATTATATACGGCGATTTGGCCATCTTGACCACCTGAAATACTTGAACCACCAGTACCGCCACCACCACCGCCTGAATATGATGAACCACCTGTAGATATTTGACCGTCTCGGCGTTTTGGAAATAATGATTCTTCGCTATATGAAATTGCCATATTATATTGTGTCTTTTGTTTTAGTTAATTCTAAAAATATACCTTCAATATTTTCATTGTAATCATAGTAATCACCAGACATTATGATGAAATTCTTATTAGATAAATACTTATTATCGCTGATCAATGTATTACTATAAAATATATCAAGTGTTGTATTTTGCAGTGATGTTGTTACATTTGCGGATAATTGGAACCTTGGATATTTATACTGGCTGACTACATTTTGAAGTAATATTTTTTCACATTGATAATAATTGCTTCCATCATTTGTATATCCTGATATTACTAAATTATTATTAACATCTCTGAAGTTTCCTCTGGCTATACCATATTGACTGGTGCCGTGAATAGTATTTATTGGGCTTAACTCAGTTAATGCAGTTGAATCCAGAGTTCCAGTCATTTTAATATCTTCCAATTGTAATGGTTTACCAGAATCGTTAAAAAAATCCACCTTGAAGTTTTTAAATAACACTGTTGATATTCCATTAAGATTACCATATCCACTTGCAAGCACTAAATAATCTGTTATTATTACATTTAAATAACCATTCGGATCAGCTAATGCACCTGTGGTGTTCTGATGAAGTAATAATTTTGATGCTGATGCTGTCGTCCATTTATCAGTAATAATAGATTTATCCTTTGCATAAACTGGTATGACTGTTAACGCTGGCGTTGTTGTCCAATAATTTCCAGAACCATTGCGGTTATAATATAAGTTACCAATTTTGATATATAATCCCAATTCCGCTATTTGTACATCCACCGTTTTAGTACTGTGATAAATATCAATCAGATCACCCGAATGTATCATTACATCGAAGCTGATACTCATCATTAAATTTGCACTAGCTGTAATAATACTTGCTGTATCATTATATGTCCACATATTCAATGCTCCATCGTGATTTGTGGATTTATACATAGCGAGATAATATTCAGCATTATTAGCATCACTTGACGGGCTATTTGTAACTTCATATGTTCCTCGCTCATATACATATGTTCCATTATTAACTACCCAATCTTTAAATGAAACAGCAGAATTAAGATAACATTGATTTGGAGCAGTGCCTTGAATATTAAAACTAGTAATGAGTGAATTCCAGTTATCTGTTGAATTGAAATCATAATTTATATTTGGTTTATAATATGGACTATATACAATGCTTGCAGATTTTTTTTGTGGCATTATATCCAATTGTTGACCCGTTTGGCCATAATCCAATGTTGTTCCACTTAAATCTACATTACCACCAATCGATGTTGTTGTTGAATAACTGTAATCATTGAGATTATATATTTTACCTTGAACAGTATGTAAATTCAAAGGATCAATTAAATAAACGCAATTGTTTCTGAAATACATATTCAATCCAAACGGTTGAATTATTGCATCAAGTACCTCTCTACAAGATTTATATTTTCCACTTTCATCAATGTAGTTGCGTTCATCTACATAGATATTATCAAATAAATGATTAGTCGTTTGTCCTGATAATAATAAAGTTGAATTTGTATAAATGTAAGTATAGGTTAACTTCAATTTTGATAATATATTCGTAATAACTGCACTCGCTTTTGTTGTACTTATAGTAGTTAAATCTGCTGTTGGAGTATAAAAAATTGTACCTAATACACCCATACCATCCCAACATTTAACTGTTGTATTTAAATTTGAGGATCTTATATAATTCTGATTGAAGATTTCAGATGTTACAAATCCCTGATAAAAAGGTGTACTTCCAGTTGTGCTATCGTATACCTGAACCTTAAACTCCTGTTCATTCGTTGTGAACAGTTCTTGTAATTGTAAACTATTCGCCACAACGCCTAATTCTGCGGTTATACCTATTGTTGGTTTGAAAAATGAATCTTTACCTGTTGATAAGTTAAAACTATCTGTGCGATCAGGTGCTAAAGTTGTAACAGCACCATTATAATTATCTTGAGATATTAAAACTATCGTTGATTTTTTTGATCTCCATCGATAACTCTCTACTTTATATTTTAGTCCGAATGCCATTTTTTAAAAACCATTATTTGCTCTATAGAAATTATTTTGAACACCAACTAAACTTTTACCTCTGATTACAAATTCATATTGGCCTCTATTATTATTTCCCAACAAATTTCTTGTTTGAAAATTATTATATACTTGTGCTCCTTTACCTAAATTCAATAATTCTGGGCCATTCTCACCTACAACTGATAAACCACCACCTGAGATACCACCTGAAGCATAGTGTGGTAATATGTTTTTCCATAAACCACCTTCTGTTGCAGTTGTTGCTGCTTTAGCAAGAGCACCTGAACCTCCCGATATCAATGATAATATTGCAAAAACTGCTGCTTTTGCTGCCATTTCTTTAACCATTTGAATAAGCATCTGTTTAAATCCTTCTAAAACTCCTTTAAAACCTTTATCAATATTGCCAAATAATGTATCAAATACACTGGTTAAACCATTAGTCAATTGATCTAAATTATCATATGCTTGACCTAGTTTAACCACCGCCTGAATTTGTTTTTCTGTTAGTGCAGTATAAGCTCTAACTTTATTAGCGTTAGCGTCGCTTGCAAAAAATGTTTTTGCAGCATCAGGTGCATTAAATTTTAAATTTTTTGTATATGCTTCACCTGCTTTACCACCACCAACTAAATCTTTACCCAACTCTGAACCAGACGTTCCACCTTCGATTAATAGATTAGCTTTCTTTAAATCTTGTAATCTTTTCTCAAGTGTTTCTATAGATTTATTATCGAGCTTTTCTGTTTCTTTTAAACTTTGGTTATATGCAGTACTTAATCCAACTTGTTCGGCTAATAAATCGTTAACCTTTTGTTTAGCTTCTTTAGTCTTAGCTCCCATATCATACTCTTTTTGAGCGGCATCAACTTGAAGTTGCATATGCTCATTCTCAAAATCATACAGAGCTTTTTTAGATTTCTTTAATTCTTCATTGGCTTTAACATCAAGTTTTCCAGTTTCTTCATTTTTTTTACGAGCAGCTAATTGTTTTTCACTTATATCTTCTTCTAACTTAGCTTTCTTTAGTAAGTAATCAACATTGAATGTTTCTAATTTTTCTTGTACTGCATCTAATTCATTGGCGGTTTTAATATTGTCTTTCATTGCCTGACCCCAGCCAGTAAAAGCATCTTTTATATCTTCCCAAGCACCCTTAAAATCACCTTGAGATATCTTATACAGTGCGGATCCCAACTTCGCTATTTTATCAAGTACAACTTCAATTACAGATTTAATAACAGTAAAAACTTTTCGCATTGTATCACCACCTTCATCAGTACGTTTCATCCAAGAAATTAAACCAGCGATTGCCAATGATATACCGATAATGATTGCGCCAATGCCCGTTGCCATTAACGCCCCTGATACACTTCTAAAAGCTGGAACTAACGCCATAATAGCGGTTTTTACACCTCCGAAAACTCCTGATAATGCACCAAATTGAGCACCTAATGCGGGTAATGCGGTGTTAGTTAATTCACCAAAACCTTTTTTGATTACGGTTGTACTTGAATTTATTCCTTTTTCAAGAGCTTTGGCGTCAGCAGTCATTTTTGATGCTCCACTTGTGAATCCTGCGGCGTCGAGTAAAACTTTTGCGACTATACTAAAATCTTTGGCTGCCATATTGAAATATATTTCTTATAAATACTAATTAATTCGTCGGCTTATTAATGGCGTTTTCATAATCCTCTTGAGCTCGTAACATTTCTTCTGGTGTGTATGGTACTTTACTATCCTCTGGAACATCTTCATCCCAAGGAAATACAATTTCTTCGCCAGTCATACTACGTGCGACCAATCTCGCTTGGTTCCAATTTATTTTTAACTTGGAATCAATAGCTTTTGATACGGCGATAGTTTCCATATCAGACATTTCATATAAATAATAATCAGTGGAGATGTTGGAATTAGTTATGATTTGTGCAAATACTTCGATTGCACTTACATCATCTCTTTTTTTTTGTTATCTTCTATAATAGTACTGGCTAAAGATTCAGTGAAGCCATTGAATACTTTTATTGTATCTTCATTTTCATCCAATAGATCCAGAAACTCATCGAATGTAAACTTGAATGTATTTCTGTTGGCTGCTCTAAGGAATGTGAAAAAGAGAGACATATTATCCTCGTATGTATCATCAATTTTACTAATTGATTTACCCATCAATCTTTCAAAATCAATAATTCCTTTATTGGTTTTTTTCATTACATATACAACACCGTTGATTGTAATTTTTACACCTTCATTGTTTTTAACTTCACTCATAATTTTCTGTTTTATAATAAATATCGTTAATTCCTGAAAAAATCAATATTCCTTGAAAATAAAAAAGGTGGCCATATTGACCACCCATATAAACCAAACTAACAATGAAGAAATATTAAGTTGTTACAAAATCACCTATATTAGCCATACTTAGAGAATATTCAACCGCTCCTTTATATTGTGAACTTACTTTTAAATCTGTTATTTTAACTGTTCCGCTAAAATATTTATTACTTGTATCCAAAGCTTGTGGATAAGTGTTAGTCGTTGTTCCACCAAATTGCCAGTTAACATCTAACCCAGCTTGATATATCTGAACCACTGATGTAAAGTTTTGAGAACTACCTGTTGCTACAAAATCAATAACTCCGTCGGCGGTTAGTGTGTATTCACTTGGACCTAATAGAAATGAAACACCATCTCTTGAGCTCGTATCTATTTTTGCTTTCTTATCATCAAGTGTACAGGTTCTTGAACCTGCTAGAATAGTTTTAGTTGCGCCCGTTCCTAAAAAAAGTGTGAAGCCCAATCCATTTATCTTTGCCATAATTTTATATTATTATATTATTCTTATTTATATTATAAATACTAAATTCCTTACAGAATTTTTAATTGGTGAGAAATTCAAATACAAGGCTCTGGATAAATAGATTCCCATCCGTATTTTCGTCGGCACTTAGTAAGATACATTGATTCACCACTACATTACTAACAGATCCTTCAACATTTTCTAATTTATCTCTAACCTCTTCCGCTAAATCAATACTTTCAACATAATCCACACTTACAATATCTATTTCAACCTCACATCTATCATATGCTACGCCGTCCCTACTATTTGTATTATCATCTGGGGCCACACTACGGCGTTTATAGACAATATAATTCTGTAGTTGCTCGGCGTTTATAGGCACCATCAACGCATTTATTGAACTTGTTATACCTGAAAGTTTAAAGTTTATCCATTTACCAATTGAAAGTGACATATTAAAATAATTTAACTTCTTTTATTTATAAAAACGCTCATATTTTCGTACTACTTGATTATATGTTTTCATTAGACCATCAAAAATATTTTGCTGTGTTTCTTGTAATTTTGCGTCAACTGCGGGCTCGAAAAATTCCTGTTTTGGTAAAGATCCAGTTGAATGGGCAAGTCTTTTTCTATTATACCACTTGCTTGTATGTTTTCTACCTGTATTACTTTTTGTATGTCGTTCACCAACACCTTTTTCTAACCAAGGAGCTATGAATCCTGCGTAATGTTTTCCTTTTCTAGCACCGATTTCAATACTATTATCCTCTGAATTATATTTAGCACCAATAGATTTCTTTATATCCTTTTTTCCTGGAGCTCTTGATTTTAATTCATCTAACAGCGGCTTGGCAATATTATTTGCTGCTTTCTTCATCAATTCCTTTTTGATTTCAGAATCCAGATCCTTAATCATCTCCATAAATTCGGCTATGTTATGTACATCTGATTGTTCCATCTTATTGAAGTAAATTAGCTGTTATTACTGTATTTTCTTTCCTTGCCGCATATGGATCAACATTCATAATTTGATAATATTTTCCTTTACATACTATTCTATATGAACTATCAAAATCATCTCTATATCTTATATTAAATTGAACTATCTGTGATGTAAATAATTCGTAATTCTGTATTCTAGTATTACCACCAATGAATTTTATTCCAGCCCAAATATCCACAATAGCATCTTCCCAAGTTATATTCTGCTTAGATCCGAATTCATCGTTAACCTGAACGGGCTTCTGTAAGGTTATTCTATATACCAATTCTGAACTTATCATATTATATTACAGTTTGATTGATGTTTATAATCATAGAAGAATACCTTTCTATTCGGCGTTAATAACCTATCAACGACATCAGAATCTTTACTACCTCTAACCAAATAACTGGATCTTTCACTATCATAGAAATCGTTCATCAAAATGTAGAGAGCCCTACGAATATTTCTTTCAATTTCCTTTTCATATCCACAAAAGAATACAACTTTAAGTTCCTTGGCGTTGAAAGGATTGTTAAAATATATGGTTGCTTGATTTGAATCGTACTTTAATACATAATCATTCGATGTTAAGGTTATTACAGCGTTGTTTTGATCTGTATATGTTACACCAGAGATTCTGATGAAGTTGCCCTCGTCTATCACAGCGAGCCAGAACGGAAATACATATGAAGCGTAGCCACCGAAGAGCACATTAATGGGGGCGCAAAAGGTATAACACATTGTAGTTAAGGATACTTGCTTATGTATAAAATCCTCTATAACTTTTATACTATCCTCATAGATTTCTTTCAATTCAATTGCGCTGTATTCATCAACGCGTAATACATTACTAATTTTGGTTAAATCTAAATCAAGATATTTTTTATCAAGAATTTCGCGCGTAACTATCATAATTGCTATTTTCTTATAAATACTCTAATTATCTTTTAAATATTGGATGGCATTTAATAAAATATTTATATCATCATTTAGAAATCCTATACCTTTATTACATTTATCACATAGTAAACCTCTTATTTTTCCTGTTTGATGATTATGATCCACGCATAAGGCTTTTGGAAATTCACTTTGAGGTTTTTCACAAATCATACAACATCCATTTTGCTTATTAAAGATTTCGTTGTATTGATCTAATGTTATATTGAATTTGTTTTTTAACCCATTGATTCTTGAGTAACTTTTAATTTTATCTCTATTATTATTTCTCCATTGATTATTTTTTTCTACTCTTTTTTCAATATGTTTTAAATAAGAATCTCTAGCTTGTTTTTTTCTTTTTTCCTTATTATTACTATAGTATCTCCTTCCTCTTTCTTTATTTTTTTCAGGATTATTAATTTTCCATTGTTTCTGATACTCTTTTTGTTTTAGTTTTTGTTCATCTGTCATTTTCTTAAATGTAAAACCTCCAATTGATTTCAACGCATCTCACTACATTTACTCTCAATCGGAGGCCAAATATCTTTATGTACTATTGTGAGATGTGTACTACCAATAAATACCAAATAATCTTGAATAAATCAAGCCTAAGCATAAAAAAAGGTGGTCACAAAGACCACCTCTATATTTAATTCACTTTTTAATTATGAAAGTTTTGCGTTTCTAATAGCTGAGAAAACATAAGGATTGTAACTATAGTCAGCCATTCTACTGAAGGTTAATTTGATAGTCTGAGTATCACTCTGTGTAAATGGATCTACAAGAACTTCGATAGGATTTCCAGCACCCCAGTAACCTACATATGCTCTTGACCAGTCACCGAATAAGATTGAATAATTACTTGAGTTGTGAACATCTAAAAGATTCATAACATCAAATGCATTATAACCATTGATTTTACCATCTGATAAAACTGTTCTGATTGCAGCAACACCGATAGTGTTTTCAAGTTCGTTATATATTGAACTACCCATTACAAACCCAGGTTTGTTGAACATTGCACTTAATACAAATGCTTTAAGTTTACCAAGTGTTGCAGATGTCATAGTAGCTCCAGTTGTTGCTCCTGAAAAACCTACTAATGCATAGGCGTCAACATCAATAGCAGCCAAAAGGTTAGTTAAAATTTTTGTCTGAATAGCATTGTCAGCATCCAAAATAAACTGAGAAACCATAGAAGTTACAGCCATTGCCTGTTTTGAAACAGGAATTGTATAACCATAAACAGTTGGTACAATTTCATCAGTAACTTTAGTATAAGTTTTACCACTCAATGATGCTCCTTCAGCTACACTGTCAGATGCAACACCTTTAGCAAAGTTGAATTTGTAAGTAGTGGTTAAATCTTTGTACTCTGTAACACCGATTTTTTCAATTATTGATTTAGGTGCTATGATATCAAGACCTTGAGCAACCTGAGTATACAAACCTGAACTGTTAGCAAAAGTTTCAGTTCTTTTGTAAATCATATCGTGCGGAATTAACAAACCTGTAGCATTTGGGCTTGTTCTCTGAGCTTCGGTATGCATTTCATTTTCCAAACCACTCAAACGATTCTGAGAAAATTCGTTAATAGCTTTGGTTACTGAGTACCTTTTATTTTTTTCTTTCTGTTCTGATGTTATAATAGTAGGAGCATCAACTCTGATTCTTTCTACAACTTCAACATCGTTTAATTCTGACTGAAGTGAACGAATTTCTTTATCTAAATTATCAAATTCTGTTCTTTCAACATCAGACTTAACTCTCTTAGCTGTTTCTACAGCGGTATTCAAATCTGACATTCTTTTTCTTTTGTCAGCAATTTGAGATTTTAATTCGTCAATTCTTGTCATCTTTTTTTCTTATTATTATATTATTATTATTTATTCTATAAATACTTCGATATCTAATTTTTTTTTAATTGGATACCATTTTTAGTTTATCTCGATCTAATTCCAATTCTACCAGAAAATTGTTATCATCAGGAACAGGAGTATCATTAATAGTCTTTTCATCTGTCTTTATTTCTGTTTCTTTTATCACTTGATCCAACCTTTGTTTAGCAACTTCGATATCTGTATTACAATACGCCCCGAAATATGTAGTCACTGTTACATCAATCAGAGTTTCTATATTATTAATTGTTCTGGTATATATACCTGTACTATTATCTAATGTCCAACTATCACCGCCTTCCGCAACGATGAATTGAAAGCTACTTTCAAAGTAATCACCGCGACTAACCATTTGAAGTACATCTTCACCTCTTGCTGTTTTTGGTAAATCTGTTTCATAAACTAAACCTTTTTCATCAATACTTAATTTTAATGTACCTGAAGATGTTCTGGCAAGCATATCATCCATCTCGTGATTAATAGTTAGTACTACATCAATATTTGAAAGGTCAGCCATTACATTATCAAATGCGTGAGAATCCACAACTTCATAAAACAACCTGTATTCATTCTTATCAGCTATATATTCATAGATAATCTTTGATTTTTGATTGAACACACTACCGTAACCTCTGATTAATCGGTTGTTCTCGATGGTATTATCAACTGTTTTAGTTCTGAATTCGGTTTTATTATCACTATTACTAGTGACATATCTTCTTTCAACTCGGTTTGACATCGCAATTTTCTGTTATTTTCTCGTTATTTTCACCATTAACCAATACTTTATTCTCTGTTTTGATATCGGTTTTTGGATCATTTTGTATATCTCTGACGCTATAAACAGCGTTATCAAATGTTATTAATCTACTTTCTTTCATTGTGGTTCGGTATTATCGCTGTTATTTATAGGTAAATTTGAATTACCTGTTGTAACTGGTTTAAACTCACCATCCTTTGTTATTAGCTCGAGCGGTTGATACTGTGATTGCTGATAGTGATATTGTCCACCCTCGTATGTATCAAAACCTTCAATTACTGCGGCTTCATTAGCACTGATGATTGCAGCATCTTTAAGAGTTTTAAGATATGTCGCTCTTGTGTTTGAATCTGTAGCCATCATCACTTTTAAATCCAGCTCAATCGTTACATCATCATTAATCTTTTCTTTATCCGTTAATAGTTTAGCTTCCAATTCCTCACTGATGATGGTTGCAATCGGTTGAATAGTTTGTTTTTCAAATGATAAAAGAGATTCTTCTATATTCTTCGAATTTTCAACAAGCCCCAACATATAGTTTGGAATACCATAAGCCGCACCAATTTGTTCCGCAGTGAATTTCAACGATGGTAAAAGGTGAGCATCAGTAAATTCCAATTTTAGTTCCTGTATCTCTGATCCGTATGGTAAATTCATTATCTCGCCAGCTCTCAAAGATCCAGTATGAGATTTCGCCCACTCCTGTTGTGCCCTGTTGTAATCCTTACCATCAACATTAGACATACTCTTTAAAGCTTTATTTGAATGAAGACCATTCTTATAATAACTATCAATAGTTTGACCAGCTTGAAAATTTATAGACATTAATTTATTCAATGCGGCTAGTGGACTAGTTCCAATAATTCCATCATCAGAATAGATTTTAAAATGAATAAGATCTTGACCATTTATATCTTCATCGATAAAAGAATATATAAGAACACCAGCGGTGTTTAATTTATATCCTTTAAAGGTCTTCGGATGTTTAATCTGTAGATTTACTACTTTACCGTTGACCTTGTTTATCTTACAGAAAAAGTTTCCAGTGTCACATAAATGACCGATAGCAGTGGATATCCAAACATTAGATGTTTGATAACTATTTGGAGAATATCTTATAAGATTATAGAGCTTATGATCTTTAAATTTCTTACCATTTTTTAATACCTGTAACGGCATCTTCGATAAAGTTTCCGTTAGAATCTTCTTACAGGTGAATATAGTATTCAAAGCGTTGGCGTTATCATTGAAAGATCCATTACCCTCTATGATGGATTGAATTTTTGCTACCTGCATATCTGCATATAACGCAGTTGGAGCGGTAACTATGTTGATATTGAAAGCTGACATTAAAGAATTAAACATATTTTCAGATTTATATTCTATAAATACTTCGGTTTACCAAGTAATTTTTATCGGTGTGAATCCTGGGTTATCCCTTTCATCGCCATAATCTTTATACCAAAGATGAACCGCATTCTGCAACGCTATTACAGAATCTATAGAATCTCTACTTATTTTTTTATTGAGTTTGATATTGTTTGTATTCAGATCCGTATATAAAATACAATTTTTAAATTGCCACTTGAACGCCATATTCGGAGAACAGGTTATTTCTTTCTGTGCAAAGATTCGATCCAAATACTTTGTTGTAGGGCTCATATCCTTCATCGCTTGGCTTACTATCGTACAATATATACGATGATCTTCCAGCGTTGGAATAACTTCTGATGGATTATAACTATCATATCCCAGATTTTTAATCGTACACATCGAGTTAATCATATCTATATCCTGAATGATCTTCTGGTAATCAATTCGGTTTGTTTTACATTGATATATTTCACCGTTGATAATCCACTGAGTAATATCAATACCTCGGCCCCTGACCTTCTTAATAGGATTATTTGCAAAGTATATCAGTGGATAGCAATAGAATTGTTTGAATATTTTATCATAGTGAAGTACGACAACTGAACTTAAATCTTCTGTTCTACTTAGATCAATACCAATATAAACTTCTTTACCCCTGAAGAATTCCAGATCTAAATTTATTTGTATTCCTTTATCGAATGCCTCATTAATTAAAGATTGTTCAATGAATTGATCTTCTTTACTCTCGAGCCAGAAGTTCAGATTGTATACAAAAAATTCCTTCAACGATGTTGGAGTAAGTTTGGCTTTTTCAAAAGTATCTATTAAATGATCTAAGCTTAATGACTTATTTATCGATGGATTTGACTTGATCCATAGTTCTGAATGATTCATTTCATCCTCGCTATCCTGTTCGAAAATCATAATAAATGTGCGTTCATCTTTAATCTCATTTCGAAGCACTCTTTTATATGTTTGTTCAAGATCATATTGAAAATATGATGAATTATTACCGCGCGTTGATATCATACTCAATAAAAAATTCGGAGAACTACCACCACCTGATGTTAATTTATCCATTATATCGGAATTTTTCATAGTGGCTAATTCATCGATGATTGCAAAGGATGGCTTGATGGCGTTTAATTTTTGCTCCATATTCGGCAACATCTTAAATGTATTAGTTGATTTACCATCCTTATATGATAATGCGTATTGTAATTGTTTAACTCGCTTTTGTAACGCTGGCGAGTTGGTAACTATCTTCTTGGCGATATAAAAACTACTATCGGTACTCATAGATTTACTTTCAGATACTACATAGATTCTACTGTTGATGTTTTCTTTACAAAGCGAATAGAGGATCTGGATAACTCCTATCGTAGTTTTACCATTTTTACGACTACAAGATAATAGGCTCCTATTAAAGCGTCGCTTTTTTGGATCATTAGAAAAATAGAAACTGTAGATGTTCACAAAATAAAATACCTGCCATCCTTCTGGATCGAATGGTATAAACTCATTTCCTCTGTCTATTCTGACATAGAAAAAAAAATTAAATAACTCATCAATAGCTGTAAAGTTTATGAAATATTCAGAATTTAGTGAATCTCCTAGGAACCTTTGAACACTTAATCGTATACTTTCACATACAACGGTTGTACCTGATGTTACTCCTGTAACGAATTCATAGAGTTTATAATACAGAGATTCTCTATAATCGGTTTTCTGTTGTTCAATATCTTCGATAAATAATTCATTCATATCATCTGTTAAAAACCATCTTCAGTGCTGGTTTTATATGCCCCTAATTTGTTTCGCTCTAATGGTGTTATTCCAAGTTTAGTTGATATAGTTAAAATGTTTTTCATACAACTATTATATACTGTCATTGATGGTGCTACCTGTAATAGTATATCTTCAGCGTCACTTTTTCTTACGTTCTGCATATACTCACCAGACAATAGATCTGATTTCACTTTGTCCACCATTTGATAATTAAAAACTAACTCTTCAATAAGATTGACATCACAGTCATCCATACCTTTCGCTGAAACGAGTTTAATAATGTTATTTTTCAGTGTTATATACTTATTCTTTGTTCTCATACTGCTATTTTATTCTTGCCCCACCCTTGGAAAATTGAAATATATATTTTTGCTTG